CGGTAACTCTGCACATGGCATGGCACCGAGCCATCCCACGCATCAAAGTCGACCTTGTAATCATCTGGCATGCACCTTGGCGGGTTGCGCCATCCCCTGTCTGGCATGACGGTGTGCATCGCAACACTCAACGTCGGCAACAGCAACGCGCTCTTGTGGTACGTGCCAAACCGAACCTCATGCTCACCTGCACAAGAGAGGGCATGCTCCCATGCCCACTCGAAATGCTGTTTGCTACGCGCCACCCACTTGGTCATCGGGTGATGCTCATATGCTCTGGCATAGCCGCCATCGAAACCATGCTGACGTGCCGCAGTCGACATCATCTGGCATGCTTCCAACAGCATCTTACCTACATGCACGTCTGCAAGATCGAGCGCGGCTTGCTTCGGGCAGTCATTCAAGAAGAATAAATTCATTGTGGTTTCCTCATCCATACAATTTGCAAGTGACCAATGCGCAACAACGTCACTGGCTTGCGTTTCCATGCCTTGCGGCCACGTTTCTTCGGGGTTGTTTGAGTTTTCATTTGTCAATCTCCATACAAATTTGCCTGATAGCAGGCAGGTTATTGGCACGAACACCTCGTGCCTTGGCAGTTTGGGCAACGCTGAACCAAAACGCATAGTTCTTGCCTCGCATAGGCCAGACCTTGAACCATGTGGTATGTATTCTAACGCGCCCACCCTTCTTAGGACGCATCGAGTAGCTTGCTGTTATCCACAACAAACCCTTCGCCCATCAGTGCTTTGGCCATCATGTCAATCGCTTGACCTGCAAGGTCTTCGACTGCATTCACGACCACATACTTGGGGTAAAATCTCGATACGTTATCGTCACCGATACCGACGCCAATCACATCGACACCTGCGTCTGTGACATCACCGACAACATCACGCAGATGCTGACTGAACACGTTCCAACCGTAGTGGCTGTCCGATACTGGCTGTCCATCGCTGAACACGATCATCACCTTGCGCTTCTCTGGACGCTGACGCAGACGGTCAAAGGCATTCTGCACCGCCTCGCCATCAGAGTTGTCACCTCGTGCAAGACGTGTCATCTGCGCCATCGCACCCTTGGCTTCGTTCAATCTCTCCTCGAAGCTCTTGAAGATGTACATATCAAGCGGTGATATGCGGTGGTACTTGTCCATCTTGAAATCGCCCTTATCATCGAGCTGAAGGTCTCCGTCTTCACTCCTGTGATATGGGTCTGGCTTTGGCACATCATCCAACCAACCTGTGCTGTTGTTGAACCCAAGCACCTCGTAAGCGATACCTGTCCGGTCAATGGCCTCACTCATGGCTATGGTTGTCAACGTAGCGAGATGGGCGCACTCACCACGCATCGAACCAGACAAGTCGACCAACATCATAAGCGCAGTGTCCACCTCTGGCCGCTCTTCCAACATCTTGAACACGTTGGCCTTGCCTGCAAATGCAGACGCAAGTCTGCGGCTATCAAGTCGACCATGCTCACGACCGCTGTCCCAGTCCCTGTTCTGCTTGGCCATCAACGCACGCTCCAACTTACGACGCATGATGTTGGTTGCCCCTGCGGTAGCCTCCAACTTGTCATCGTAGTCCTTGCGCTTCCCATTGGCTAAGACCAGACCAACTGTGTTCGATCCATACTTGCCACGCTTGTCTGTGCGGTGGTGCCATTTGTCATGCGCAGTAGACATCGGACGGTACTTCCCATGCGATTGCTGTGTCAGTCCGTCTTCTTCCATGGATTTCTTGACCGCATTGGACAGGTCAAAGTCCTCGTAGACATCGTCTGAGGTCTCACCTGCACCTACTCCGGTCTCGCCGTCACCTTCACCGTCTTCTCCGTCGTCTTCACCGCGTGAGGCATCGCCCCCATCAGATGAAGCATCTCCATCGTCTTCGCCCATAGGCTCGCCGCTTGGTGTGTCTGCGTCGTCAGACGCATCTCCATCTGGCTCCCGCACCTCAGAGTTGCCCTCACCGTCAGAACTCTGTTCTCCGTCGTCGCTTGGCTTCCCTCGCTTGGGTTGTTCGGGTTGTTGTGGTTGCTCACGATGTTCTCCTGCTTTCAGTTGGCGTTCCACCTCTCTGGCTAGAGCGATGACGTCGGTTGTATTCTGGCATCCACCTATGGCAGTCACCCAGTTTTCGAGTGCATTGCGCAACTCGCTATCAAGTAGGCCAAGACACTTGTCACATGTCTCACCGCCGTAGTCCTTGCGACCTTCCCATGTGAGTGCCACCGCACTGATGAACTTGTCGTCACGCAGACGTGGATCACCCTCTGGCACGTTATCCAAGAACTCTTGGTTGACCGCATCAGATGTGGCCACAAGGTTCCTCTCTGCACCCGGATACTCGTCGATCACACGACGCTCCAACCACACGTCTTCCAACGCATTGTGGATGGCACGCAACAATCTGTTGCCTGTCCGTTGACACTCGTCACCAAACACCTTCAAAGCCTCGAAGTCTGTATGTCTGACATGCCCTGCCTCGTGATCCACGTAGCCACGAATGACATCGGCAGTCCCATCGCTCACATCACCAGTCAGATCGAGCGTCGGCAGGATGATTGTCGAACCGTCAGTACACGCTTGCTCACCTTGGAACACGACGTTGACGCTTTGCTTACGTCCGAAGACGCTTGAGGTCTTGCTGACCTCGTGTGTAAATAATTCACCTTTCATGTGTATGATCTCCCTTATTTGAATACACGGTTTACGATGCCCTTGAGTACCGCACGGTCTTGAACAGACGCACGGTCAAGCACGGTCATAGCGACCGCTTCCTCAATGGCTTTGTCTTGCTTGCTTGCAGGGAATACCTGCGTGAACATCACGATGCCCTCGGACAAGTCCAAGTAACCACGCGGTGTTATCGGTTGCATGACCTTGCTCGTCTTGAACGCCTCGATATGCTCGGTCACGTACTTGTTGACCTTGTCGAGCATGTCCTTGGCTAGAGCAGGTACACGCTTGCTGATCAGACGCTTGCGTTCTGTCTCGTTCAGATAGTCGATGTGCGCCCACACAGTGAACCTGTCGAGCATGGCCATACTCTGTGGCCTCGCACCCTGATACATGCCGAACTCGTCGCCCTGACCAACGGTGTTGCCAGTTGCAAACATGCGGAACATGCGGTGAGGTTGAATAATGCGTCCACCGTCCTCGGTCAACATCAAGCCATTGCCCTCGAACACCCTCTGCATCACATAGGCAACGTCTGGCCGCACGAAGTCCAACTCGTCAAAGCACCCGATGTATGGCCCTGACAGCATCTGTGGCAAGATACCCTCAACGAACTTACTCACGGTGGTGCCACCCTCTTGCACAAGTGTGTCACGACCAATCAAGTCCATACGTGTGATCTCACTATCAAAGTTGACACGCATGAAAGGCCAACCCAAGAACGCGGCAACCTGTTCCACGAGCGTGGTCTTACCCGAACCTGAGTGACCATGCAGATATGTGCGCTTGTTAGATAAGATCGAGTACAGCACACGCAACAAGTCTGTGCCTCTGAACACGTAGTCTGCGTCCTTGGCAGGTACATGTGGATGCGGTGCATCCCACTCCCACACTGGCACGTCGAACTCAAACGACTGAGCCGCAACGCCCTTGATGCCGAACACATCCTTGGCTTTCGCGGTCTTCACCTTGCCTGTCGGTATCTCCGCACCCCTACTGGCTTCGACCACCTGTGGAATAGCAGACATGGATGCAACCTTGGCCTTCGCGGTAGCATCATTCAACTCGCCAATCAGCTTGCCAATCGGTGGCAGACCCGCTTGCGACAATGCAAGGTCGATCAACTGTGCGTCTGCGGGTGGATTGTACACGGTCGTGGTAGGTGCAGGTTCCTCACCGTCTTGCTCCAGTTCCCTGACGACATCGTCTGCGGCCATCTGGATGAACGAGGACAGCACGGTCTTGACCGAGGGCTTCTCAGTGCGAGCGTGAACCAAAGCCTGCATACCGTTGATGGTCTCGGCAGGTGCGCCAAGGGCTGTCTCCATGGCTTCAAGCACGTCGTCGCCGTCGTAGCCTGTGTCCACGCAATGATCAAAGATGTCGATGTAGTCTTGCAAACCGAAGTCGGCGATGTTGTAGCTCATGGGTGTTCCCTTCGCGGTAGGTGTGGATTTGAGTAAGATTGCACGCTGTCCGTCAGGCAGACCTTTCGGACGACCGAAGACGTAGCCAGTCTTGGATGCGGCAGATGTTTCACCCTCTCCGTCTGGGTCTACGATTGCACGTAAGACGGCATAAGAGTGAATGCTACCGTCAACGAGTGCGCAGAGCGTGTCTTCGTCCAAGCTGTCACGTAAGCCCGATACTGTGGCGCGTGGGTTGACTTGCGCCATTTCGTCACCAACCAAGCGGCTGTTTCCGAACGCTTTTTGCACGTCCTTGGTCGATAGTCCTGCTAAAGCAGGCGTTGCCAACTCGCGTAGGGCTTTCCTACGGTCGTTGAATGTGTCAATGCGTAACGCATCGAGCAATGAATGGTTCGTCATTGCGGCGGCTCCTTCTGTTTCGAGTTCTGAACAGCAAAACTGCTCATCGTATAAGTTCCTTCGGAATATTGCGCGTACACCTGTGTGCGTCGTGATGACACCGTTTGATGTGTATAACGTGCGTTACACCTATTAGTCAACTCCCTTGTGACACCTAGCGTCACCTGTGGGTGTTTGTTAGGAACGAGAAAACGCCGCAAGCGTATAAGCCTGCGACGTCTGCGGACATCTGCGGAGTAGTTCATCAGATGCCCTCGTTGTAGCGTGACAGCATGGCTTCGGCCTTTGCTCGTGAGCGTAAGACCTCGGCGATGTATCCGCTTGTGATGTGAATGATTGCCCAACCTCGTGGGTGCGAGCGTAGCTCGTAGTTGCCCCACATGGATCAGTTCACCCATGGCACAAGAACACACTCGCCCTTGATGTAGTTGCCAGTGATCGTGCGCGTGGTCTCGCCACAGCCTGTGATCCAGTTGATGCCCAACCATGCGATGAGCAAGCCTGTGATCGCGCCCAAGGCAACTGTGCCTAAGACCTCGGTTATGCGTATGCGTACCGCGACGTAGTCGCGTAGTTGTCGTCGTTGTCGTGAAGTCATGTGCGTATCTCCTGTTGTTGGCACAAAAAAAAGCCCTACACGCATGTGCGTGCAGAGCTTTGATCAGGTGTGTGGGTGTGATTATTTACGCGCTTGTGCGAACGCTGTCAGGAACGCCGCTTGCATGGCTTCGTCCATGCCTGCGATTTGCTTCGCAAGTGCGTTGATGCTCGCTGGGTTAGCCTTCGGCTTCGCAGATGCGACCTTGGCTTTGGCCTTCGGCTTCGCCGCTACAGGTGCGGATGCGGCCTTGACTGCCGCCCATGCTTTCGCCTTGGCTTCGCCAATTTGCCCGTATGCGTTGACACGAGCCATGTCGCCTTCGGCCATCGCCTTCGCGAGGTTAGTCCAACGCACGCGCTTGGAAGTCTTCGACTTCGAGACCACCTGTGCGTGAATTTCTTTCTTGGCAGTGACAGACTTCGAAGAAGTCCACGCAAGTGCGTGATCGCGTGAAGTTGCAAGCGTTGTTAGATCAATGATTTTACCCATGGTAAGTTCTCCAATGCGCGTGTGAATACGTGGCGAGCGATGCGCAAGACGCAACGCCACAGGCTGATCGACATCGACCAACCTCACCCTATAAGTCCCTTCGGGATACATACGTGTGTGTGCGGACGATCCCCGCCGATGATTTCCTGTAAGCTGTTGAAAAGATTGCTGATGGGGTTAAAAACCCCATTGTGCATAGGCACGGGAAGGGTTCGCGTGAAACGTCTGCACACACAAGGCCAAAAACTCCCCTACATGGGGAGCAAAAACCCTGCAAAATCAACGGTTTGGGTCGCTCTGCGACCTGTATGTGACACAGACGTTACCCACATGCGGGGGGCGGGGGGTCATCCCGCCGGAGGGTCGCGCGTATATCTAGTCACCTCCCCTACCCAACAAGTAAGCGGAGCAAAAAATGAAAACGTCTAACAGGTACGACAACCACCGCGTCGAAATAGTATGTAAGACATGTGGAGAAAAGTTTGTGACGCGCAAAAGTCACGAGAGCCGAGCAAGTTATTGCTCCATGCGATGCAGAAAGACATCAACAGAAGTGAAAAAGATGAAGACAGCAGTAGCAAATGTAGAAAAACACAGCCTAACTCCAGCCCAATCCGCACAAATACGCGGACAGATCGCACGTTTTGTAGGCGATCAGATCACAGTAGCCAATGAAGTGGTGATGAATGGCAAGGAATGGACACCAACCCAAGCTCGTGTGTTCGGAATGCTCTTAAACAAGGTAGTTCCTGACCTAAACGCTTCATATGTCCAGCACGAACACCAAACAAAGAACTTAACAGAGATGTCACGCGAGGAACTTGAAGCAATCGCGTCTGGCATCAACACTATTGAAGGGGAGATCGTAGAAGATGCTGATTAAGAACCACCAGAAAGACCGCCTGCCATCCGAGCTAACCATATCGGAGTTCGCACACGCCATGAAACAGCAAGACCTGTCCGCAGTCCCGCCCGAAAAGCGCAAGGCCGCTATCTTCGACCACTTCATGTCTGTTATGGCGGACGGCATACGCGACCCAGAAGCCAAGTTTGAAATCCTTATGTCACAGCAGATGCGCCGCAAGAATGCCTGACCTATCTCAGCGCGAAGTCGCTCGATACCTACTCCGCCTACGCGACGCATCCGACAGCTTCGAAGGTTTTGTCCGCCTGATGTACCCAGACTGGGAACTCGCAGACTTCCAACTCGAACTCATCGACGCCCTAGACAAACTAGAGCGCGGCACTCTTGGCGTGGACAACCTCCTCATCACAATGCCGCCTCGTCACGCCAAGTCCACCTTTGGCACAGTCCTCTTTCCATCCTACTACATGGCTAAGAACCCTCAACGATATACAATGTCCTGTTCATACAACAGCCAACTAGCCACAGACTTTGGTCGCCAAATCCGCTCAGTAGTAGAAGACAAGTCTATCCCGCAAGCCTTCCCCGACTTCCATCTTTCCCAAGATAGCCGCGCGGCAGACGTATGGCGCACAGAGGAAGGTGGTGCATACTTCGCAGTTGGCATAGGCGGTACAACATCAGGCCGACCAGCCAACCTTCTTCTCGTCGACGACCCGATCAAAGCCCGTGAAGACGCAGAAAGTATGACCCAGCGCAACAAGACGTGGAACTATTACACTTCTGCCCTAGCCACCCGTCTCCAGCCAGAGGTAAACGGCACCAAGCCAAAGCAGATCATCATCCTCACGCGCTGGCATCCAGACGACCTAGCAGGCCGCTTACAACAAACAGAGGACTGGGCGGAAGGCAGATGGCACCACATCAACTTCCCTGCCATTAAGCAAGTAACCAGTGGAAAAATCCGTCGCAACCACCTGCCCGAAGCT